AACACCCTACAGCTCGAAATTGACGAGCGTGGGCTTCGCTACACTATCACACCGCCTGACACACAGCTTGTCCGGGACTTGGTAATCGAGCCAATGAAGCGCGGCGATGTAACGCAAAGTTCGTTCGGCTTCACCTTGATGGAAGATGAATGGGACGAATCAGGAGACTGCCCGGTGCGCACACTGAAGCGCATTGGTGAAGTATTCGATATTTCGCCTGTCACCTTCCCTGCTTACACGCAGACGGAGGCGAGCGCTCGGAGCATCGAAAAGCGCACAGCGCAAACAGAAGAACAGAAAGAAAAAACGCGGGCCAGCCTGGCAGGGCGGAAGCTGCGTATTATCGAGTTGCCGGAAGGTGACGAATAACCCTATTTTTTGAATAGCAAAACATCAAAGCTATGAAAAGTACCGAGCAATTGCTCAATGGCCAGGCGAGCGCACAGGAACTGCGCGAGGGCCGTGCATGGATCAAGGAACAGATGCGCGATATTGTCAACAGCGCAGAGAAGCAGAGCCGGGACCTCAATAAAGAAGAGGATGAGCGCTTTATGAAGTTCGATGAGGACTATCAGGCACTTACCCGGAAGCTTGACCGCCAGCAGCGCGTTGAGGAACTGCAAAAAGAGCAGATCGAGCAGCGTGCGCAGCGTGGTGAAGCCGAACAGGCTACCAAGCAGCTTAGCCCTGAAGACAAGGACAAGCAATACCGCAGCATCTTCAGCAAGTACCTCCGGTGGGGCGCTACTTCCCTGAATGCAAGCGAGCAGCAGATCCTGATGGAAAAGCGAGGCACTGACCCGCAGACCACTGCCGACGCACAGGGTGGTTACACCATCCCGCAGGGCTTCAGCGATGAGCTGGAAATCCGCATGAAGTATTTTGGTGAAATGCTGAATGTCGCCCGCCTGTTCAATACCGCTACAGGTAATCAGGTGGACTGGCCAACTGTTGACGACACCTCTGCAATCGGCTCTATCCTTACAGAAACCGCAGGCGCTGCAACTGTTCAGGATATGACCTTTGCTAACAAGGTGCTCGACGCTTACACCTACACCTCAGGTATTGTGAAGGTATCTGTGCAGCTTGCTCAGGACACAGCGTTCGACCTGGAGAACTTCATCATCGACAGCTTCGCTGAGCGCTTGGGGCGCATCATCAACCAGCACGCCACTACCGGCACCGGCACTGCACAGCCTAACGGCTTCGTGACTGCTGCTACTGTCGGCAAAACTGCTACTGCTGTTGATGCGATCACCCGCGCTGAGCTTGTCGACCTTCTGCACAGCGTAGACCGCGCTTACCGCCCGAACGGCATTTGGATGTTCAACGACACCACCCTTGCGGCTATCAAGAAGCTGAGCTTCGGTTCTGCTGACGACCGCCCGCTGTGGGTGCCTTCAATGCGGGATGGCGAGCCTGATACTCTTGAGGGATATGCCTATAGCGTGAACAACGACATGGCAGACCTCGGAGCAGCGAACAAGCCTGTCGCCTTCGGTGACTTCTCGAAGTATGTCATTCGATTGGCAGGAGATCCGGTTTTTGTCCGTATGCAGGAGCGCTACATGGACGAGCTGAAGGTTGGCTTCATCTCTTACCGCCGCATGGACGGCGAGCTGATTCAAGCCAACGCGATTAAGGTGCTGCAAAATGCTGCAACCTAATGAAGGAAGTGAGAATATTTCAGGGCCTTGCAGGGAGGGATTATACCTTCCCTGCGGGTTCCCTTCAAACAGTTACAGACGAGAAAGCTGCTGAGCTACAGCGCAAAGGGCTTGCTGAGATTGTCGGTACTGCGAAAACTACTGTTAGCCGGAAGGCAGCAGAGCGCAGGACAGCAACAATTGCAACACCTAAGCCTGAAGCACCAAAGGCAGCAGATACCGAGCAGAAAGCAGAGCCTCAAAAGGCAGAACCGAAGCCTGAACAACCGAAGCCTGAGCGCAAGAAGCGCGGGCGCAAACCACGAAAGTAAATGCTCAAAGTTACGTCAGCACCTGCTGAAGAGCCTGTAAGCCTAGCTGAAGCAAAGGCACACCTCAAGGTAGACTACAGCGCTGATGACGATTATATCACAGCGCTGATTACCGCTGCCCGGCAACAGGCAGAGGAATACACGAATTTGGCGCTGATTGATACAACTTATGAGCAGGCTTTTGATGGTTTTCCTGCAACAACGCGCCTTAACCCTTATCAGTCGCTAGTGCTTTGGCGCTCGCCGCTTATCAGCGTTACGAGCGTTGTGTACACAGCCGAGGATGGCACGAGCATAACTGAGGACGCTGCTAATTACAAGGTTGACACCTATCGTAGGCCACCGAGCGTAAGCCCTGTGTATGGGTATTCCTGGCAGTCAGCACAAGATATACCTGCAAGCGTTGTGGTGACATTCCGGGCAGGCTACGCTGATGCAGATAGTGTGCCTGTAGCCATCAAGCAGGCGTTATTGCTGATGATTGGCGCATGGTATGACAACCGGGAGGACAGCGTGTACAATCTTCCGACACAGAGCAGGGTAATGCTCGATCACTACAGAGTAAGCCGTTTCTGATGTACAACAAAAAGGAGAACATAGGGCGTATGCGGCACAGGGTGCAATTCCTGAAGCCTACTTATACGCCTAATGACTACGGCGAAAAGGAGAAGACGTACACACCGCAGGCTGAAACGTGGGCGCACATTGAGTACAAAGAATCAGGCTCAGACGAGAGCGGAGAGGCAAGCCGGATAACATCGCGCATTTACTGCTTAGTGATAATACGGTTCAACAGCGAGATTAACGCTGAATGGCGAATGACTCATAATAACGAGAAATTCAATATCCGAACTGTGCTGCCTGATGCAAAGCAGATGTACATGCGCTTAGAGTGTGAGATTGACGAACCGATAACGAGCTATTGAGATGGCGCAAAGAAGAGTAGGATTAACATCGAGAGGCAGAGAGTATTTTGCATCGAGAGCAGCGCAATACAGGGCATACAGAAAAGCACTTGCAAGCGGGCAACAACTAAGAAGAACAAGGACTAGAAACATCGGATTAGAAAGTTCTCAGGTAGAGGTGGAGGACTTGATACTAAGAATGTCAAATGCTCTGTCAGAAATCTCTGACACTGAAGAAAGAAGAAGAATTAACCTGAAAGCAGGTGAATTTGTCAAGTATGCTGCAAGAGCTAGAGCGCCACGATCGAACAAAGTGCATTATCACTATCGTAGCGCAAGTAAACTTGTTAGCAGCCTTAGAGCAAAGCGGGGCAGCAGGACAGAGGACAGGGTGGCTTATTACCCCGGCAACTTGCAGTTATCCATCAGGGTGTTTAAGCTGAAAAGGGCAATCAGCGCTATTATAGGCCCGCGAATACAACGCAACGCACGGGCAAAAAGCTATGGCAAGAATGACCGAAACGTTAACGCTTTTTATGCTCAGATGATATACGGCAGTGCAATTGCTTTTCGAGACCGCGTTATGACACCTGCTTTGAAAAGCCAAGAGGCTAGAGTGAAAGCTTTTATCAAGCGCGAAATTGATGCTTTGAAGCGCAAGGCAGCGCGAAAAAATAACTTGGATTGAACTTAGGCAAGCTGACATATAACCTCCTGAGCAACGATGCAACGATAACCGGGCTTGTCGGCAGCAGGATATTCCCTGTTCAGATACCGCAAGATACCGGCTATCCGGCTATTGTCTATCAGCACACGAGTCAACTGCCTACGAATATCAAAGACGGGCCTTCGCCGCTTGATGTGATTGATATGTCGCTTGTCATCTATTCAACAAGCTACAGCGATGCGCAGGATATAGCAGCAAGGTGCAGGGTGATTTTCGATCACTACCAAGGCACTGTACAGGGTGTTTCGGTAGACAAAATAAGCTTTGCGAACCAGTCAGATAATGACTTCATTGATGACTTTGGTTTTTTCGCAATCGAGCAAGGCTATCAAGTAAGAATGAAGCGATGAGAGTGAAGCTAATCAAAGACTGGACAGACGAAAAAGGACGGACTGACAAAGCAGGCACTCACATTGATATAGCATACAGGTACGCGAAAGCGCTGATTAAGCAGGGCATTGCAATACCTGATACTGAGCAGGTGGAGAACATCACCTCCTACTCGAAAGACAACCCGCCTCCTGAAGTGCAGGAAGTGGAACTTGAACAAGAATTTTTTGAACCTGCCCCTATGGAGCCAAAGAAGGTGACATGGTGGGATAAAATTAAATCGCTATGGCATCGACTGGCGTAATAAACGGAACTAACCTTCGCCTGTATATTGGCAGTACGCCAATTGCATACGCGACGAGCTGCACCCTGTCATTCAGCAGGGAGCTGCGGGAGACTATCCACAAAGACAACCCTGGCTCTGGCTGGGCAGAAAGCGAACCGGGGCAGAAGTCCGGCACGCTGACTGTTGAGGCGCTGTACAATGAGGACGGCACTTCAAATAACTACGAAACCCCTCGAACGCTGTTTGATGCGCTTGATGACGGCACAGAGCTAAGCTGTACTGTTGAGACAGGCGTATCAGGTGACAACATCTACACGTTCTCGGCATTCTGCACGGAGTACGAAGTCACAGCAGCGGTGGAAGAGAATGCAACCTACTCAGCAAGCTTCACTATCACAGGTGCGGTTGTAATGAGCACAACCTAAAATATCTGCATGGTACACGAAATCCAAGTTGATGGTAAGAGCCTGCCCGTATCCTTCACGATGCGGGCGCTCAACCATTTTTGCATCAAGCATAAGCTAACCATCGGGCAGTCTTTTGAGATGCTCGGCGCTACAGGCGGGGAAGGCAACCCTATACAACTGACGTATGAGCAGATCGCAGATTTGTTCTACTTCGGGCTAAAGGAGGGCCACCGCAAGGAATCTAAGAAATTCAATCTTAGCGCTGATGATGTCATGGACTTGTTCGACGAAAAGCCGGGCCTTCTCACAGAGGTACTGGAAATATATGGTGAGTCGCTGGCTAAAAAATGGGCAGCGGATGAGGAAAAAAACTCGAAAGCGCTCAAAGCGGAGAAAGCCAAGAGCGCGAAGTAGATGTTAGCCAGCTTCATTATTACGCCTGCGGGATGGCAGGCATGTCAGAGGCTGACTTTTGGGATAATGAAGTGTGGGCGGTCCTCAACCGGATTGATGCATGGGGCAAGAAGTACGAGCAGCAAGAAAAGGGCGAGCTACAACGCATTAGCCTGCTAGGCTCATGGATGCTCAACCCTTACAGCAAGAAAGGCAAGCCTGTTAAGCCGCAAGACCTACTGCCGGCTGTTTGGGAAGGCATCAATACAAGCGGCAGCAAAGGGCCTTTGTCGGCAGAAGAAAGAGCAAAGATTTTCGCTAAGCACGATGCGATAGCACGCAAAAAATTCAGCAATGGCTAGAGCAGACTTAAATGTAAGGTTAGGCGTCATAACTCGGAATTTCGAGAAGAGCCTAAAGCGTGCAGAGCGTTCTTTGCGCCGTTCAGCGCAGCAGATGAGCGATATAGGTTCTAGCTTGACTGCTGCGGTGTCCCTGCCTGTTGCGGGGGTTGGCGTTGCATCTTTGAGGGCGGCGGGAGATATTGAGGCGTTGGAAAAGGGCTTAAAAGCTATTTTGCCACCCTCAGCTAGTGTTTCTGATGAGCTTGAAAGATTAAGGAGAATATCAGAGTTGCCAGGGCTTGGTTTTGAGCAAGCAGTACAGGGTTCAGTTAGGCTGCAATCTATCGGCTTAAACGCTGACCAATCTGCTGCATCACTTGAGGCATTTGGTCGGATTGTTGCGCTAACAGGTGGAGGCGCGGAGAAGCTAGATAGTGTTGTCAATCAGTTCACACAGATAAACTCGAAAGGCAAGTTATTAGCTGAAGACCTTAATGTTATCAGAGAAAACGCCTCAGGCTTCAATATCGCCTTGCAGGATGCTTTTGGCACTACCAATATTGAGGCTATCCGGGAAACAGGCATAAGCACCGGAGAATTTACAAAGCGGATAGTCGAAGCAGTACAACAAAGCAAGGTATTTCAGGAGGTTCAGGGCGGCTTATCAAATAGCTTTGAAAACGCGCGAGTATCTGTTCGGTTATTCTTGTCTGAGTTAGGCAAAGAAATAAACAGGCTTTTTGATGTTCAGGGAGCAACAGAGCAATTCAGCCTAGCTTTAGGCAGGCTCAGTGCTGCCTTCAAGTCGCTCGATGACGAACAAAAGAAGAACATCATTAGGTTTGCAGCGCTTGCTGCTGCTGTTGGCCCGGCACTAATCATATTTGGCAAGCTGCTTACTATCCTCCGTTTTGTGCCAATTGCACTGACTGCGATATTAGGGCCGTTGAAATTGCTTACATCGGGCTTCTTGGTTGCATCGCGGGTGTTTACGATTGTAGCAATCAGGGGCAAAACTCTTGCTGTTGCGCTTCGCACGGTTGGCGCTTCGTGGCTTACTGCTGCCGCTCCTGTAGTCGGTGTTATCGCAGGCATTGCCGCTGTTGCAGGTGTCTTTTTGTTTGTCACTAAGAACGCAGAGGCTTTTGAGGCACGGTTCACTAATATCTTCATCAAAATCAAAACAAGGGTATTAGAGCAAATCAACAGGCTTATCGACGGCTTAAACCCGTTGCTCGGCGCTGTAGGGCTTGAGATTGAACGGGCAAAAATTGAGCCTCAGGACCTTGTTGATGAGCCTAAATTTCAATCCTTCTCTGAGTTCATCGGCAGCGTAAAGGATGACTTGGTTGACCTTGTACCTGGGCTAGGCAGTGCAGCAGAAGGGTTTGGCAAGCTCAAAGAAGCAGTATTTGGAGGCGGGGACAGTGCAGGTAGTGCAGACTTAGGCATCAAAGGGGCTTTCGATAATTTTACCGGGCTGCCGGGGCAGGAAACGGGGGGCAGCGGTGGTGGTTCTTCGATTACTGATAGAGCTAAAGAAATAAATAAGTCGATTGCCGATATAAATGATGAAATAGACAAAGAGCTTAGAAAATCTATATTTCTAAGCAGGGAGTTTGGTGTGTCATTACAAGGTATAGCGTCAGGCACTTCTTTGCTAGGTTTAAGGGCTGCAAGAGAAAATATAGACGAAGTAAATAATGCATTAGAGCAAACAAAAGTAAAAACAGAAGGCCCTGACCCGTTAGGTCTTGTAAACACATTCGGGTTACCACAACAAATTGTCGAAAATGTCGTCGCTGGCTTTGATAACGTCAGAAAAGGCGTTGATACAGTAGTTGCGCAATCAGAACAGGTTCTTGCTGCTGTAGCGCTTGTTAGAGAGACAATAACAGCACCCTTTGAGGACTTCTTTACTACCCTTGTTGAGGGCGGCAAAAATGCGTTTGGCCAATTCGCTAAGACATTAGGGCAGACGGTGAAAAAGATTATTGCAGACCTGCTCAGCGCTATTGCTGTCGCTGCTGTCTTAGCGCTTATATTAGGGCCGATTCTCGGCGGTGGCACCTTCGCCTCACAATTCGGCACGCTACTAAAGGGCGGCGGCGGCATTGGCTCTATTTTTGCAGGGATTGTGGGCCTTGCACAGGGCGGCATTGTCCCATCCGGCTACCCGAACGACACCTACCTTGCACGCCTTAGCTCAGGGGAGGCTGTTATCCCGCTCAACCGGCTTAACAGTATGCTCGACACCGGCGGTGGGCAGATGGTAGCGGACACAGTTATCAGGGGCGAGGATATTGTTCTTTCGTACAACCGCGCAAGCAAAACACTAGGACGGTAATGGCAGTAAGGTTTGAAGGCACGAGCGCAGGGGTTAAGGGTACAACGTACACTGTGCAGGTGCATGATTCAGACTTTGCAGGGACTAAAGTTGATGTGAGCCTCTTCGGTGATGGCTTCAATCTGAAGTACAACCCGAACGAAGAACGCCCCGATGCTGAGATAATAAATAGCGCTGTTGACTTTGCAATAATGCGCACGCCAACGACAAAAACAGAGATAGACGACTTCATCTCTGACCTGCTTTCTGCTCCTGATGAGCGCTTCACTTTGCGCATACTTGACAGCAGCGATAACTTGTTTTGGTGCGGTTACATCCTTGCAGATCAGGTAAAGTATGAGGATGACAGGTGGGCAGATACGCTTGCTAATGTACGGATTAACGCAAAGGACGGGCTGAACAGGCTTAAGGCTATCGACTACAACGATGACGGCACAGCCTACACAGGCAGGGTAACGTTCAAAGAACACTTGTTCAACATTCTAGACGAAACAGGGCTGCAAGATTTTTGGGGCGCAACCGATGACTACCTGTTGTCTATTATCAGGTGGTATGAAGACCAAGACGCTACAGCAGCGTTAACGGTTAATGAGATGGACAGGACTTTTGTCGACCATCTCGCCTTCATAGACTATGACGATAACGGCAATGAGGTATATACAAGCACTTACGATGTGCTTAAGAACATTTGTGCGATTTGGGGCGCTCGCATCTACTTAGCAGACGGCGCATGGCATTTTGAGCAGTGGAACGAATACAGGGAGACAGGGAGCATCTATCAGCACAGGTATTACAAGGATGGCACAAAGCCCGGCACAAATACGTCTGTTTCCTTAGAGGTAGACGAAAGCGCTGACAGCTTCACAACAGCAAGCGAAGGGATATTGAGCTATCTGCCTTCTATTAGAAAAGTGCAGATAGACTTCAATCATCAGGATGACAGGAACTACCTGAAGGGCAGAAATTGGGACGACTCAACACCTACAGAAACAATAGTGCTGCCTTCAAAGGGCAAGAAGTTCAGAATTGCGGGCACACTTCGCACTAGAGCGCTATTTGGTTCGCCTACATTGCCGCTGCCTGATTTGGTTGCACTGCATGAACCTGTTGTTTCTGTTATAGCAATAAAGATAGGGTTCACAGATGGCGGCACAAATTATTCGCTAGGCAGGACATATACCCTAATCGGTGGGCTATCAGGATATGCGACTGCTGATTGGGAGGGCGGTCAATACCCTATTCTCAATCCATTGCAATCTCTGCCGCAGTTTGTCAGTCAGGAAATCAACTTCTCAACTCCGGCAATACCTGACGATGTAGCAACAATAGCCTCTTTTACGTTTGACATTGATTACGTTATTTCGTTAAGGCCAGATGGCAGTTCCTTCAGCGTTGCAGATTACCCTACGTCTGAAGAGTTCACGTTCAATAATGTGACACTACAGGTTATGAATGCTGATGCCACCTTCCCGTCACAGCTTAACCGCTCGATTACTCAAAACCCTGACAATGCCGATGCTTCAGCAGTATTAGAAAAAGAAGTGCTAATCGGCGATGGCGTGGCATTTCTAGGCAGCAACGGCATAAGCATTGAGGTATCAGGAGAGCAGGAGCCAACAGGGCTATGGACTAAGGGGCTGACGGGCACAGGCACATCCATTCAGCGATTATTAGCTATTGAATTGCTCAACCAGCGGCGCTTTCCTATCAAAATCCTTGACGGGACAATCTACTGCAATACAGCGATTCACTACGGCAGCGTCTTGAAGCTGACAACAGCAGAGCAGTTTGTCGGCATGCAGACAGTGTACAACAGCAAGCAGGAGACGTGGCGGGGGCAGTTCACAAGCATAGGTTATAGCGATAGTGCTAGCAGTTACACAACTGTT